ATCGAGCAAGTCAACATAAAAAAATTTATGGTGACGGTGAATTACCTATTAATGTTATTAATAGTTACATCGACCGCGCCGCAGCGGCTAGTTATGTTTTTATGAGATGGGATAATCTCAAAGAGGTAAGGCAGCCGAGAAGTCTAATAGCATGGGTTAAACAAAATTGGAGCATGGGAGACCTAAAACATGAGCACGGTAGACAATGGGAAGCCATAGCGTTTTATCCAGCCGCTGATCACCGGTTTATAAAAAGGATTCCAGATTATATTAGCTGCAACAGGACGAATAACAATTTACACCCAACGCAAAAACCAGTTGCTTTGCTTGAAACCCTTATAGGTGCTAATTACGGAGATACGGTATTTGATCCATACTGCGGCTCAGGTTCTACATTAGTTGCCGCTAAAAAGCTGGGTCGCAAAGCGATCGGTATAGAGATAGATGAGAAATATTGCGAAATAGCGGCTAAACAGCTGGAGCAGGAGTATTTATTTTGACACGAGGACGGAAAAAGATACCAACAGAAATAGCGCGTTTGCGTGGATCAGCTAAAAAGGACCCGCAACGCATTAACCACAATGAGCCAAAGCCAACGCAAAAGAAAACGCGGCGCCCCACGTGGATAAAAGACAAACACGCTAAAGAGGCTTACACGTATTATGTAAACCTTTTAGACGAATTGGGGGTAGTAACCGTGGCCGAGCGAGTAGCAATGGAACAATTAGCCGTAGCCTATGCAAACTGGCGGCGGTGCCAAGAGGCCAGCGATAGAGACGGAATAGTTATAGACGGCAAGCGAAACCCAAACGACATAGCGGCGCGGGATTGGTATGACCGGTTATTAAAAATATTAGTAGAGTTTGGGCTAACACCGTCAAGCCGTACGCGGATAGTAGTAAACAAACCATCAGAAGCCGTTAAAGCCATTAACCCACGCCAGCGATGACCGATAAAACAACTAAACGCTGGATATTTAACGAAGCCGACGAAAAGGCCGCCGCTAATGGCTATTTTATTGAGGAAGAACGCGGCGAGCATGTATGCAATTTTATAGAATCCCAATTGTGTCTATATGAAGGCGACTATGCCGGCCGCCCGATCCGGCTAATGGATTGGCAAGTAGAAATGTTCTATCGGCTATTTGGCTGGGTGTCTCACAGTGAATTTTACGACAGAACTATTAGGCGGTTTCGCATCGCTAGCGTTTGGCTACCAAAGAAAAACGGTAAAAGCCCAACCGGCGCCGCCGTGGGTTTATACTTAATGGCCGCAGACGGTGAAGCCGGCCAACACATTTACAGTTGCGCTCGCGATATGAAACAGGCGCGGATTGTACACAAAAACGCCTGCATGATGGTTGAACAATCGCCCGCGCTTAGCCAAGTTTGCATGATTAACAATTCAACGGGCGTTATTAGCTATGAGCCGACGCATTCAAACTATCAAATTGTTGCCGGTTCTAATCACCAATCGCTAGAAGGTCTAAACGGTTCTACGATCGTTGATGAGGTTCACGTAGTAGACAGCCGAACGGCTCACGCGATAGAACACGCCGGCATTAGCCGTAGCGAGTGGATGCGGTTTGAGATATCGACGGCGGGAAATAACCTTGTCGGGTATGGCAGGAAACAATGGGAATATGGCGAAAAGGTAAACGCGGGCGAGATAGACGACGACGAATTCTTTTTTTTGAAATACGCAGCCGATTCTACGCTGACTGACGATGAGCTAATGAACCCTGACGTATGGAAAACGGCAAATCCGTCAATGGGTACGATCATAAGCGAATCAGAGTTTAAGAAGTCAATGACTCGCGCGCAGCGTAGTTTAACTGACTGGCAAAACTTCAAAATGTACCGGTTGAACATTTGGTCTACGTCGTTTAGTCCGTGGCTCAAGAAATCAGATTGGGACAATTGCCGCGTTGTATTTGACGAAGACGAATATTTAGGGCGCGAGTGTATCGGCGGCCTAGACCTAAGCCGTACGCGAGATATGACCGCGTTTGTATTAGTATTCGATGAGGGCGGCGGTAATTACGCCTGTTTACCTTACTTCTTTTACCCAGAAAAGGCCGCAAAAGAAAACGACCATTTGGCCCCATATTTACAATGGGCGGCTGATGGCTACCTAGATTTAATAGCCGGCGACGTTATTGATTACAACACCGTAGAAAATCGCATAGCCGAGTTAGCCGAAAAGTTTATAATTACCGAAATAGTGTATGACCGTTTGTTCGCTGAGGATTTAACGACAAGGTTAGAGAATCAGCTAGGTTGTTTACGGACAAACTTTCCACAAACTATCATGCACTTTGCAGGGCCAACGGCCGAACTGGAACGATTAGTAATCAGCGGCAATCTGAGACACAACAACAACCCTATCCTTAATTGGCAGGCTCAGAACGTCACAATCAAAACCGATCCAAACAACAACAAACGGCCTATAAAACCTAGCAGCGACAACCCAGCCAAAATTGATGGCATGGTAGCCCTAATAATGGCACTTGGTAGAAGCATTGCAGAAGCCGAGCCGATGCCGACGTATGATTATTACGACAATAACCCGATAGAGTTAATGTAAATGCAACAAACTTACATCATCAACGCCGGCCAAGATACGCGAGCAATCGAAAACCCTAATATCCCGCTGAGTTCGCCTGAAATTTGGAACGAAGTATTTGGCGACCAGACCACAAGCTCAGGTATTACGGTAAACCCGCAAAAGTCGCTAACCATTGGCGCAGTTTTTCAAGCGGTTAACCTAATCAGCGGAGACGTTGCAAAGTTACCTCTAAACGTTTACCGGCGCCGGCCTGATTTAGGCGTTAAAGGCAGGGAAGTAGACGAAGCGCACCCAGCGCAAACGCTTGTAAAATATCGCCCTAACGCTGAAATGAGCGCGTTTAAGTTCTGGCGACGGTTAATGACTCACGCGCTTATTTGGTCAAACGCGTACGCGCTAATTGAACGCGACCCAATGGGCAACCCTATTGCATTGTTTCCGCTTTTACCGGATCGAACAGCGCCAGCCAGAACGAAAGACGGCGTTTTATACTACACAAGCGAAATTGACGGCGAATTACACGGCTTTGCCGCGTCTAATATTTTGCACATTGAACAAATCAGCATAACGGGCGAATCTGATTGTCAAATGATTTACAAAGCCCGCGAAGCGTTTGCGCTAGCGTTGGCGGCTGAGCAATTCGCGTCTAAATATTTCCGTAACGGTGGCCGAATCG